GGGAGTCAAGGAAAACCTGAACACTCTAGCTACAAATACATTACAGGGATTAGCCATTGCTCCCACCGAAGTTGACCAACTCGTTAGACGAATTCCACTACTAGTACAAACGCCTGATAATAACTGGATTCCTGCATTTGGAACGCAAGTATATAAAGCCCTATTTAATGTTAAGACATACATTATAAAAACTAATGATAATGGTATAGAAGAAATATCAATCAGAGGAATACCGCCTATCAAGACGGATAGTCTAGGTCGTAAATGGATCAGCTGGGTAGATACACCGCAAACTGATTTAAAAGAAATGGATGTTGCTAATAAGTTTGTATTCGTGGGGGTTACGGCTAACGGAATCATGCCACAAATTGCAACTCCAGTTGGATTACTAGAACCACATAAGATTCAAGCGGCATTATCTGAGTCAATTCTTATACAAAACTCTCCACATATTCCAGACTTTGCTTTAGCTTTGGAAATTTTAATTTTTGGAATTTTTGTGTCCTTGACGTGGCTTGCAATTAATTATCTTGGTGTAACTAAGGGCGTAAGTATAGCTATATTTTTACTATTAACCACGGGGCTCTTAGGAAGTTTTAGCATTCATAAGGGCTACTTGATAGATGTTTCATGGACTTTGATCTCACAATTCATAACTGGAGCTGTTGCCTTCTATATAAACTTTAGAAAGCAGTTTAAATTGCGTCAACAAATTAAAAAACAATTTGAACATTACCTAGATCCAAGACAAGTTAAAAGATTACAAGAGAATCCCGAGCTACTAAAACTTGGTGGTGAGAAAAGATACGCTACATTTTTATTTACAGATGTCAGAGGCTTTACTAGTCTTTCAGAAAAACTACAACCAGAAGAAGTTACTGAGATAATGAACAAGGCATTAACAGTTCAAGTTCAATGTGTGCAAGATAATGGAGGTATGGTAGATAAATTTATAGGTGATGCTTGCATGGCTATTTTTAATGCACCTATGGATTTAGAAGATCATCAGAACAAAGCAGTAAAGACTGCTATAGAAATGCAAGAAGCAATAAAAGAACTTAACAATGAACTATCTCACCCCATAGCAATAGGTGTTGGTGTTAATACAGGAGAAGCTGTCATAGGAAACATGGGAAGTGATACACGATTTGATTACTCAGCTATAGGAGATGCTGTAAATACAGCAGCTCGTCTTGAGTCAGGAACTAAAGAAGCAGGTGTTGATATCCTAATAGGTGAAGAGACTGCCAAAAATTGTAATTTTGAGTTAAAATCTTTAAAGGCAATTAAAGTTAAAGGAAAAGAAAAATCTTTAAACGTATATACAATTTGAGGAAAAATATGGCAACTGCAAAAGACGCTCTTAATGCAATAGAATCTCATGAAAGAGAATGTAAGGCTTTATATAAAAGTATTGATAAAAGACTAGAGGACGGTGCAAAACGATTTGATAAACTGGAGAATATGATTTGGGCAGTGTATCCATTTATACTGGTATCCATAGTCTTATCACAGGTTATTAGTTAATGACTAAAGTTTTGGCAGGTATAATATTGGTTATAAGTTTAGCCACCTATCTGCTATGGAACGAGAACGCTAAACTGTCTGCTCTTAATCAAGCATTTGAGTTAAGAGATCAAGAACAAAAGCTAGCAATAGAATCTTTACAAAATGATTTTACTTTGCAGACAGAAGGTTTGTTGGCCATACAATCACGTAATCAAGAAATAGAACAAGAGATGTCAAGGTATCTTGACATGTTTAAAAGGCACAACCTAACTAAGTTAGCGGCAGCTAAACCAGGTTTAATAGAACCTAGAGTAAATAAAGGAACTAAAGATGTATTTGATAGCATTGAAGAAGATAGTCGTAACATTGACAGTCTTGATGATGGCTTGCAGTTGCAGCCTAATACCAAGTAAGCAACAGGTCGAAGTTATATCTAAGCCTATAGAGAGAACTATAGTTCAACCTATAATGCCTAGACAAATAGATTTAAAAGATCCTTATTGGTATGTAGTCTCTGATAAAAACATTGAAGAATTCTTAACTAAGGTTGAGAAAGACCAAGGTCAAGTGGTATTCTTAGCTATGTCTGTGCCTGATTACGAACTAATGGCATATAATATGCAAGAATTAAAAAGGTATATAAATGAACTTAAAGAAGTTGTTGTTTACTATAAAAAAGTTACTACACATACAGAGGATTAAAGATATGAATATATCACAAGAAGGATTGGGATTAATTAAAAAATTTGAAGGTTGCGAGTACAACGCATATAAGTGTGCAGCAGGAGTATTAACAATAGGATACGGCCATACTGAAGGTGTTAAAGAGGATGACTTAGTAACACAACAAGAAGCAGACAAGTTACTAGAAAAAGATATAAAAATTTTTGAAGAAATAGTTTTAGATGCCGTAGAAATGCCATTAAGCCAACATCAGTTTGATGCTTTAGTTTCTTGGACGTTTAACCTAGGTGGTGGAAACTTAAACGCATCAACTATGCTTAAAGTATTAAATAAAGGCGATTACGAAAACGTACCGGCACAAATTAAAAGATGGAATAAAGCAGGCGGTAAAGTTTTAGAAGGCCTTATAAGACGTAGGGAAGCAGAAGCCTTATTATTTGAAGGCAAGGAATGGCACGAGGTTTAACATGCCGTTACAGAAAATAGTATTTAAACCAGGCGTAAACAGAGAAGGTACTGATTACGATAATGAAGGCGGTTGGTTTGATTGCAATCTTGTTCGTTTTAGAAAAGGTAGGCCAGAAAAGTTTGGTGGTTGGGAAAAAGATACTCCTAATAGTTTTTTAGGAACTAGCAGGGCTTTACATTCCTGGGTTTCACTTGAAGGCAGTAAATACTTAGGATTAGGCACTACATTTAAATATTATGTAAAAGAAGGTCAATCTTTTTCTGATATAACCCCAATACGCTTAACTACAGGCAATAATGAAATATCTTTCGCTGCAACAAACGGCAGCTCTACTTTAACGGTAACAGATAATGCGAATGGCGCAGTAGTAAACGATTTTGTTACGTACAGCGGATGCGCCTCTTTGGGTGGCTTAATTACAGCTAATGTTTTAAACCAAGAATATCAAATTGTTGGGATAACTAACAGTAATGTCTACACTATAGTTGCTAAAGATACTTCTGGAGCTACGGTTACAGCAAACTCTAGCGACAGCGGTAATGGACAAGGAACGGTAGTTGGCGCATATCAATTAAATGTTGGTTTAGATGTTTATGTAGCAGGTACTGGTTGGAGTTCTGGTACTTGGGGTGAAGGAACCTTTGGATCTACAAATGCTTTATCTAGTGTTAACCAGCTAAGACTTTGGACGCACGATCATTTTGGCGAAAACCTTATAATAAACGCTAGGGCTGCCGGTATATATAGATGGGTAGAAGAAAACGGTACTAGCACTAGAGCAACTGAGCTTTCTGGTATAAGCGGGGCTAATTTAGTTCCAACAGTAGGCTTGCAAGTTATTACTTCTGAGAAAGACAGACATTTAATTGTATTGGGAGCAGATGCTATAAGTGGTAATGCTAGAACAGGTACTATAGACCCTATGCTTATAGCATTTAGCGATCAAGAAAATGATTTAGATTTTGAACCGTTAACAACTAATACAGCTGGGTCTTTAAGACTTTCATCTGGTTCAGCTATTATTGGAGCTGTTAAATCAAGACAAGAGATTCTTGTTTGGACAGATACCGCTTTATACAGTATGCAATTTATTGGCCCTCCTTTTACATTTGGCATTAATTTAATAAACGAGGGTGTAGGCTTGGTTGGCCCTAAAGCAGCAATAACTAGTCCAGCTGCTGTTTTTTGGATGAGTTATGACAATTTTTATATATACAACGGTACTGTTAACCATTTACCTTGCTCAGTACATAATTATGTATTTAGCGATATTAACTTAGGCCAATCTTTTAAATTTCATGCATTTACTATTACAGATAAAAACGAGGTAGGTTGGTATTATTGTTCTTCAAGCTCAGAAGAGATTGATAGGTACGTTATTTACAATTATGCCGATCAAGTATGGTACTACGGAGAACTAAGCAGAACAGCTTGGATTGATTCTGGTATAGAAAACTATCCTAGATCTGTTACAAACGGTTACCTTTATCAACAAGAAGTAGGATTTGATGATGATGGATCTCCTATGACTAACGTATTTATAGAAAGCTCAGATATTGATATAGGGGAAGGTCAACAATTTACTTTTGTAAAAAGAATTATTCCAGATTACAAATTCTTACAAGACAATAATAATGGAAATGTAAATATTGTATTAAAAACAAGAAACTTTCCTGGAGATTCATTAGTAACAAACTCTACTAGTCCTATTACATCTACAACACAACAAGCTTATGTAAGATCAAGGTCTAGGCAAATAGTTTTAAGATTTGAGTCAGATGATGATGCTGAAAATGATGGGAATTTATCTATAGGATGGAGGCTTGGAGCTACAAGAATTGACATAAAAACTGACGGAAGAAGATGAGTAAGATATTACAAACTCAACTACCAACAGCTACAGGTCCGCTTAGTCCAGAAATATTTAACCGTTTAGTTAGAATTTTAGAGCTTAACTTAGGCCCTATTGATACAGATAACACTAGACAGGTTAGTATAGAACAAAGAGGATCTCTTAATTTTAATCCAGGAAGTATTATTTGGAATACTACATTAGGTGTATTACAAGTATGGACTGGTAGTAATTGGGTAGATATTGGCGAAAGAATTATTGATGAGGGCTATCAAGTAAATGCTTATTTAGGTAAAGTTACTATTAATATAGCAGGAAGCACAATTATTACCTTATGATTAATCTAGCAGAAGAAATAAAATATAAAACAAAAAACATTCTTTTAGAACATCCTGCTGACTGGTACATACAAAAAGACACCTTTAATGCCGTTGAAGAATCTATACCGAGTATTGTAGATTTTTATGAAACAGAGGGAGAAAAAGCTCCGGTAAAAAACAATCTACATAAAATTATAAAAGAACCTCTTAAAGATGTTTATACGGCTCCTTTCTTTTCTGAAAAGTTTTGCGAAATATTATTAGACGAAGTAAAGAGCTTAGAAAATTTTTATGGGTTTGTTCCTAACCCAGATGAAGATACCTTAAGACAAATACCAGAAATAACTTTTCAAGATAATTGCCCTGAAATATTCCAATCTTTAATGCAAACAATATATACTATAGGTAATCCTATATTTTTGAGTATTTGGAACAGGTACGTAAACGCAGGTGCCATACAAGTAGCTAATTATAATTTAAAGGATAAAAAGCAAGGCGCTTGGCATCATGATGCAAGTGCTGATATAAGTATGGTAGTCCCTTTGAATACTGGTAATTATAGAGGGGGCGGAACTGAATTTTTAAATCGTGGTACAGTTGAACCATTACCTACAGGCCACGCTCTAATATTCCCTAGCTTTACACATATGCATAGGGGGCTATCTGTTGAATCAGGAGATAGATACTTACTAGTATTTTGGTTAAAATGTTTAGAAGAATAGGGTAAAATTTAAAAATGAATATAATAGACAACTCAGGAAAAGGAATAGCAGCTTTAGGAAGAGACGAAGACCGTATGATGGCTCACGTTGCTCCTGGAGAAATGGTAGTTCCACCAGTCATATCAGAAAGCACTAAAGCAATAATACGAAAAGAAATGCAAGCAGCAGGTCTTGATCCAAATGAATATCAAGTAGGACAAGGAATGTCAATTAACCCTATTACGGGTATGGCAGAGTTTGGCTTTCTTAAAAAGCTAGCTAAAACAGTTAAGAAAGTAGTTAAAAAAGTAGCACCTATATTGGCTGTTATACCCAATCCCTTACAACCGTTTGCTGCTGTATATCAAAAAGGTGCAGCTGCACTCAAACTTGCTAAAGGTGAGGGAGGTCTAGGAGATATTATGACCTTAATGGCTGGCGGCAATCAAACCTTAACAGGTAAAGATGGAGCTTTTGCGTCTATTAAGTCTGGTAATTTCAAAGATATTGGTGGTGGTTTTGGAAGCTCATTTAAGAATATAGGTAGTGTTACAGATGCTGCGGGGAAAAGTTCATTTAAACCGTTACAGTACGGCCAAAATGTTATGAAAAGCAAGGCTAGTGACCTTAAACAAGGTTTCGGCGGA